CAGCCACTCTCCGTTGACAACTTTGTTCTAGCGAGGAGGTTATATTGTGCCATGAAGGCGTGCTACGAGGACAGCCTCGTCACGTCTGAAAATCATGTGGACCAGTTCAATACTTGTCCATATGAAGCGCTCTTGAACTTCCTTGCCGATCAAGCACGCGTAGTAGATCTTGCCGCGCTCCGTACGAGCCACCCCGTTGAAGCTTCCCGGCTTCTCGAAGGGTTGGTTCATATGAAGCACGCAGCCAGACAGATGACCATCTACATTGGCATCAGACCGAATGACACGGCTTACAATCGACTATACTGGTCGACTGCGAGCAAGGATGTCATCGAGCCTCACTTCTTCGGGACCACTTTCATGGGCACGATCGAATAATTCATTGGAGTTATCGGTCGCATGAATGGTATGTCTCCTGTTGTGTTCGCAGAGTCTGATGACCCCGCAGATTTCCATCTACGCCATCAACGAACCGGGTTGCATCCACGCCAGTATAGAACTGATGTGCCGTAAGGGCTCATTCAATTCTTGCTCGTGAAGATGCAACTAGCATGCGATCCCGTGCCCTACGTTGCGTAGGTCGCACCCGATGCGCGCACCCTCTATCTTGCACAATGGTTCAACCGCGATAGAGTCCCTGATTGTTTGTTGCTGGTCCCAACTCTCGGTCATTAACTCGAAGACCAAAACAAGGACAATTTGTTCATCGTCAGTACCTTTTTTGACTCCCACTACTACTTTACCAAGTAATTCTTTTAAGAGAAGAACTGGTATACCCGTTGTGTGGATCTGATGGGTATTGCCGGTGGAAATTTTTTCCGCGTTCCCGGAATATATTCCTTGCCCCAGAAAGAAGGCTGTTTTACGATCACCAACGGTAGAGTGATCATGAACACCCGTGGCGGCAACGAGCATTACGGACATGCTTTGACCTGGTATCAAAGCGCCTTGGCGTCGTACAGCGTTGGCTGGTACGAGTTCTTCTATGATCTCTGTACCGTGTAGGATGTCGCTGAACGTTTCAGCGTCGTTCCAACTGGCCGTCTGACAGACGATTCATCCCTCCAACATGAGTGGATGCGCAGACACGCCCAAACAGTGACCAAGGCAAAAAGCGTAGATACCGCTGTAACATAGTATCAACTTCCCTCCCCCACCATTAAGGCTTTGCACGGCTATCTCACGTGCTTACCGACTCTCGAAGACATTAGAGAGTTTTTGGCTGTCAACACGGACAGGAAGATGCCTCTGCATGTCACAATCCAGAGAAGAGGCCTATTAAATTGGGCCTGGTATGAGCCCCTTGTCTACACTAGAGAGGGCATCCACAACCCCGTCACCGTCCCCAACGCCGGTAGTCGCGCACGTCATTACATCAACCAGATGACGCGTGGCTATTTGTTCGAGTTGGCGCCCTTTGCCGAAGTTGACCCAAGAATAGACGGTCAAAACTCGCTGTAATCCTTCATTTACGGCAAAATTCCATCACAGTAAGTTTCTGCTGTGATGGTCTAACCAAAAGAAACAACTGAAAGCTCTCCCAGTATAAACGATGAGCCGGAAGACTTCGATGACACCTTAATCAGTGAAGCTTCCACTCTTGTTCACTTGCCTAAATTTAAGCAAGCCCCCAAACTAATGCGTTGGGGATATGAGCAGGACGTGGAAGTGTACCTCGAAAATCGACCCCCAAAAGCCGAAAAAATTCCTTTGCCGTCTAACAGCGCCGACCTTATTAAGTTGAGTACCTATTACCAACTGAAACCGTTGCCCACTTAGCCCGCATCGTGCAATCCTTACGTCCTTACTCCCGAACAACACCTGAACTTGGTCTTTCTATTTGAGAAAGCTAGAGAACTTCCACTCGCCAAGTACACCGTGAAAGGTTGGGAAACCTACGACGCAAGCGTGAAGAACGCAGCCCGCTCCGGTCATTTCACGATCGCAGGCGGCCGTTTCACACCCGCTGACGGCTCTTTCAAAGAGTTCAGTGAGTTTGAGTGGTCTTCATCCACGTTGGGAAACAGCTACATGGGCTGTCACCGACATTTTTCGCCAACTACAACCATGACCGAAGTCCAACAATTTACTCGTTTCTGCTCTACAGAGTGGAAGAGTATTATGGACAAATTCGAGTTCCCCGAAGTGACGTCGTTTTTTGCTTACCCCGCTAAAGCATTTCCGACCGACCTTTCCAAACGCAACAAGTATAGTCGTTCTATACTTACTGCGCTGCGGGAGCAAGATTTGTCCGTTGGCCCATTTATCACTATGGTCAAAAGTGGAGAAGTGTATTCAACTTCTAAACTTGAAATGGATTCAGAAGGTTTTCTGACCAACTAAGACTCTCGTCCCCGCAACGTTATGGTACCCAAAGGTAATGGTTACTGTATATGGGCTGCGGTTCAAAGCATGCTTTGGGCACCCTTGAAAAAGGCCTTACCAGGCTTTATCTAGGGTATGGACAGCGACGACATCTGCGCATTGATACAGGCCAACTCCCACGGAATACAAGTTTCGTGTGATGGGTCTGCTTTCGATTCCACGTAGTACGCCGCACTGAGAGAGGCAGTTGAAAAACCTTTTTGGATCGCGCTACGCCCTTGGCTAGAAAACGTTTTCGCGCATACCGATAACGTCGTACAAGGCATGAACCCATCTGAAGCAGCTGATGAGTTCATTAAGTAGGCTACAAATTACGAGAGAACGATCTTCGTAAAATGTCCCGACACTGCGAGTCTTACTTGGACTACTCACCAAACGAAATTGTTTAAGCGATTCGTCAAAGGTGACAAGTAGGGCGACTACGTTCCGATCACGCTCAACGGAACAATGGCATCTGGTGACCCTTTCACAACATTAGGGAACACGCTCCGATCCATCTTCTATGCTATGTACTACCTACGTAGCATTCCAATTGAGAACCGCCCATTCATTGCGGCCGCTGGTGATGACCTCATCATGTTTCCGAAGAAACATTAGTTAGAGCAAGTAGTAAAGCTCGTTCTTGATCAAACATCAAGAGACTCGTCATCCCCATCCGCACTTGGTCAGTGCGTTAAAGAAGTAGTGTCTGGTAACCTCCACACTTTAGAGTTTTGCTCGAAAACTTTCTATACCGTGAACAACACTTTACAGTGTACGCGCGATTTTAGAAAGATTCTCGCCACTCGGCAGTTCTTTTCGAAAAAGAATGCCCACATACTTCGCGACCCAGCTATACATCGTATGGCCATCCTCCTCGGACTACAGTCTGAGGCAGCAAGCGTTCTCCTTGAAGATATCGTTTGTGCGTCCGTTCCTGACACTTTGGATCCACGCACTCATCATTTAATTGATGAATATATTCAACGTTCCTGGCTGCCCAAAAGCACTGACTACTCCCTCGAGCCCTACATCAACTAAACCCTGGGAATCGGTTTAATTGATCTCTTTTCCGTATTGAGACGGAACGAATTTGTATGTGGCCTCAACCAAAATGAGGCCAATCAGAACATAGATATTTAAAATTCTATGTAACCTGTTACATCCAAAGCTCGTCCCCGACGAGGTGCTAGAAGTGGCACCAACTCCAACTCCAAC